GAAATCCGTTCTGATGGCGCCGCGCTACCCAGTATATGAGCGCACCGGCCGCCTCAGTCTTGCTGCCGCGACACCGCCGCGAACGGACTTTGCATCGTTACGCGATAGTGCGCGCGGCGCACAGCTATTATCAGAAGCAGCCGACCGCGTCGTAACTTTTGCCGGTCAAGAGCTTGGAAAGCAGTCAGCAGCTCGAGGCGCGCGCGATGCAGCGGAAAACCCGCGCGCCGTGTTGCAGCAATTTGAGGAAAGCGCGCCGTCAACCGCTTATGACGTAGCGGCTTATAACGCCGCTGTTAAAATCAGCGCAGCCGATATTGAGGTAAAGGCACGTAGCGACATTGCGAACGCCTTACTCGAATGGGAGCAAAACAAAGGCGACCCGACGGCGTTACAAGCGCGGCTAGCTGCAATCACTTCAGGTTATAGCGATGTCATAAGCGAGCTCGACCCGCTAACCGGCGCATCGCTGCGCACAGCGCTTGACGGCGCTGGTAACGCTGCGTTTCTGAGCTACTCGGAGACACACCTCAAGGCTGAGCGCGACCGCTTACGCGCTGGCATTCACCCGTTAACAGCTTCAACGACTGCAGAAATTGAGATCGCGGCGCGTAATGGTCAGGATTTCTCCAGTCAACTTGACGCCTATCGCGCGACTGCTGAAAGCCTACAAATTACTCCCGACACAATCGCCAAGAATATCGAGAAGATGCGGACGCAAGGCGAGCGCGCTCGAGTTCGCGGCGAGTTTTCGCGCGCACCCGACAAGGCGCAATACTTGAGTGATTTTGTCGACGATCAAGGCTCTCGTACGGGACCAGCTCGTGGCTTGTCCGAAGCCGACCAGAAGACAATTCTATCCGAAATGCGCGCTGCAATCGCAGGCGACAACGCCTCACGCAAGTCATCGGTGACGGCGTCAAAAGATGCGTCGCGCGAAGCCGTGAGCGCTATAACCGGCGGCATTGTCGTGAGCGAAGCTACGATTAGCGAGTTGACCTCTCGCGCCGAGGCTACTGGTGATGCAGCCGCCATCGCAGATGCACAACGCGCGGCCGCGCTTCACGATGCAACCAAGCAAATGCCGGCGGTTGCTATAGGCGCGCAAGAGGAAATGGTCGCAGACGCGCAGCAAGCGTTGAGCGATGCGCTCGACCCTGACGATCTCGAGCTTGCTAACGATATTCTCAAGGCGCGTGAAAGCATCCTCGCAAACACACGCAAAGCGCTCACGACCGATCAGGTGTCGTATGTAAACGGTATTAATGGAGAAGCCGGCGTCGTCGACTTCGATGACATTGTCGCAGCAGCGACAGGCGATCCGATGATGTCGTCACCTGACAACGTGCTCGCACGCCGCCGCCAAGTTATTGAGATGTTCGCCGGCGCGAACGGCAACGCTCAACCGCTCTATTTTAGCAAGACGGAGGCGCAAAAATTCTCGGACTTTTTCACTGACCCGAACACGCCCTTAGCCGATCGCCTTGCTTTCATGACTGGCGTACAGAATGTTTTCGGGCCGCGCGCCGACAAGGTATTTGCGCAACTTGATGACGGCAAGGCGTTGATGTGGGCGCAGGCGGGCGGCGTTCTCAATGCAACGGGGAACGCGGCATTTATTAGCGACGTGTTTCAAGGCTCTGATTATCTCAGAGCTGGTGGCAGCGCGCCGGCACAGGTTGCAACAAAAGCAACGCGCGACACCGTTAAAGCTGAGCTGCTTGGCGTTATCGGCGGCGGCCAAGCGCGAGCACAGATCGAAGCGCTTGCTGAGAACGCTTACGTGCAACGCTTGAGGCAAGGCGGCGTCGAGGACGCTAACGCCGAGCTATGGCGACGCACAGTGCAAGAGGCGATGGGAGCAAGCTATACAAGCGATGAGCATATCTCAGGCGGCGTCGTCGAGATCGACGACAACACAGTTATTCTGCATCCGTCGATGTCCATCGTCGACGCCGATTTTATTGATGACAATTTGCGGTTTATGACGCGCGAGACATTGTCGGAATTAGTGGGTGCGGAAATCCCACAAGCCCTCATGTCCGATTATGACATTCAAAACATAGGCGTCGCATCCAATGGAATTGCAAATCAGGTTCGCATTCTAAACGCGAAAGGTCTCGCGGTTGGCAACGCGACCGTCCGACTCACCGACTTGCGTGACGCGCTGCGGCGGTACCTCGCAAAAAATCCACCGGGCTCTCAAATAACTGACCCGCGTCTATGAGTATTTTTCAAACCGAGCTGAAGCAAGATTATCTGGGCGACGCCTTGCCGCAAGCGACGGAAGCCACCGTCTCGCCGCTCGAGGCGCTTGAGGCTAGCTACCTACAAGAGCGCTTGACGTTTCAGCAGACCTCCGACGAGACGGCCAACAAGCTTTATTGGAAGCCGATTCTCGACCGCATTGAGGAGGTCACGGGGCAGCGACCCAACCGCCCGGACATACGCAACACGCGCGAACTTAGTGACGCTGTTGACAGATTTTTGTACGACCACGCGCGCTTCATGGTCGGCACCCGTTACGCTGATAGCGTCGAACAGATAAACGCGCTGATTTCGCAGTACCCGGAGCTCGAGCAGGAGCTCGGTATCAAAGCCGTTGGCGATCACATAAGCGCAACCGAGCAGCTCGCCATCGACGCGGAGAAAAACGTAGCCGAACAAAATAGAACCTTTCTCGGCGAGCTCGCTGGATTTGCTGGAACCCTTGGCGCGGAGGTGAGGCTATTTGCTGACGACCCGACTTATGGCGCCACAAACCTTATGAGCGGTGGCGCTCGACTGCTTGGTGGCGCGGCACTTACAAACATCATGCGAATTGCATTTGGCGAGGCGCTTATAGGCGCCGGCTTAGAAATAAGCAGATCGCCATCCGTCGCTGCTTGGCGTAAACGCGTCGGCCTCGACTACGACGCAACCACGTTTTTCAAAAGCGTTGCCGCTGCCGGTGCTGGTGGCCTTGTCATTGGTGGTGCGATTGCAACGCCGATTGAAGTGCTTGCTCGGCGCGGCGAAAAACTGCCCGGCGCCCGTGTTGGTCTCGAGATGCTACGCAGTATCGACGAAACGACTGTGAACGAAGTTGATGTCCGTATGAACTTGCTGAGCAATCAGCAGTTAGCGGAAGGGCTTGGCGCGCTCGAGGAAGCTGGAGTTGATTTGCCGCCTGTAGCGCGCGGTGCAAAAGAAGTCGCCGAGTCTCAGGCGCAGCTATCTAATGACAGCCCTCTTGTCGACGACGCTGAGCTCGAGCATTTAGCGCGCGAACTTGAGGCCGAGGCATTTATTCGCGGCGAAACTGAAACACTACCGCCACAGCAACCCGCAGCGCCATTACGGCCGAGTGAGATTTATAAGGCAGATAATCTTGACGGTAACGTGTTTAGGTTTAACCCAGACGAGCTCGAGGTTGATGCGCGCACCTTTCAGTTTAAGGAGGGTGGTGACGAGTTTGGCGTTACCGAGCGCTTGCAGGGCATTACAGATTGGGATGATATAAAAGCGGGTCAGATTGTCGTGTATGAGTTTGCAGACGGCCGCCGGGTCGTAGCCGACGGCCATCAGCGCGTCGGGCTTGCTAAGCGCATCAAATCACAAGACCCATCACAGCAGCCAATAATCTATGGGTCGCTGATCCGCGAAGTAGACGGCGTTACACCGGAACAGGCGCGCGTGATCGCGTCCATGAAAAACATTGCCGAGGGAACCGGCACCGCCGTTGACGCCGCAAAAGTGCTGCGCCTTGAGCCCGGCCGTGTCGGTGAGCTGCCCCCACGTTCGGCGCTCGTTCGCCAAGCGCGCGACCTTGTCGAACTTAGCGATGAAGCCTTTGGCGCAGTTATCAATGAGGTTGTGCCGTCAAACTACGCGGCGATTGTGGGGCGGCTTGTAAAAGATCAAAACAAGCAAGTTCCGATCATACAGGTTTTGGCAGAAACCGAGCCGG